AGATTCGCGCACAAAGAGCACGCATTCGTCATGCACCACACCCGCGATGCGGACGACTTCTTCACCATCAGCTTTCAGCAATGGCCATAATTTACCGAGTGTTCGCTTAAGTACAGCGGCACCGGCCCCCTGAATTGGGGTGTTACAGCGGACGGTGAGTGAGTTGTACTCGCCCGGTAGAAACCGCCGCAACCCGGAGTTACGAATCCTGATCGCGGCATCAGTACGATTGCGATTAGCTTGTGCAGCATTTTCGCGTTGCCACCGGCTGATTCCTTTATACGCAGCGTGGAACTTGGAGCGGATTTCTCCAGCTTCAAAGAGATCCATTTGTATCCCCATGCCTGCTGCATAGTTGCGTAGTCCTCGGGCTCCCGATCCATACAGCAAACCAAAGTTCGCAGATTTGCTAACTTGCCGCATGTCCTTCGTAACTTCATCTTCTGTAACGCCATAAATTTGCATCGCAGTAACAGTGTGCAGATCCAGCCCCTGCTGGAACGCTTGGATCATCAGCTCGTCTTGAGCTTCCCAAGCGGCTAGCCGCAGCTCCATCTGGGCGTAGTCCGCCACTACCAGTTTCCACCCGTCCGGTGCCTTAACGCAGGCCCTAAACCTTGAGTCTCTTGGAATTTGTTGGAGATTCGGACCAATACAGGACATGCGTCCGGTGTCCGCTCCAAGCTGCATGTAACTTGCCTTAATAAACCCGTTGCTACCGAGGTGTTTGAGCAGCGCCTCAACCATCTGACGGCGTTTCTCAACCCGCTTCCAGGCAAGGTATTCGGCCACAACTTTGTGGTCCCCGGCGTACTCCCTAAGAGCTGCCCGACTGGCGCTGGGCTTGCCGTTGTTGTCCACCGGCTGCCTATCCAACAGGGTTGTAAAGATATCTAACAACTGCTTGGGGCTATTGAGATTGAAGCCGGCCTCCTTTTTTGTGCCAGCTCGAACACTACCTTCTGGCTTGGAGCGCAGGTTGAAGGTGCCATCCGGATCACGCGGCAGTTTCTTGTGTGCCGGCAAAGCCGCATCAAGTGTTTCGATGAAGGCGTCACCCAACCTGACATGATCCTTGGCCAGATCCTCATGCAGCTCTTCCAGGGCCTGCTTGTCAAACGGCAGACCTGTCCGCCACAACTGAGCCATCGCTGGTAAAGCAGCACACTCCAAAAACCAAGCCTTGTGCAGGTTGCCTTCAGCCATCCGCTGGTTGAGCTGCCCGTCCAACTGGGTCAGCAGGTAGACGTCGTAGGCCGCGTAGTCCAACTGACTGGGCGTCAGGTCACCACTCCAGTCACTTTTCTGTTCTTCCTTGGAAATCTCCAGCTTTAAGTAACGTTTTACAACATGCTGCAAACCGTGTTTGATGTTGGGCAGCCCGTTCGTCAGGATGCGGCTAGCCAGCATGGTGCAGAGCACCCTGCCATTGGGATGAAGTTCGTGTTCCTGCAGCCACCCCAAGTCAAAGACAGCGTTGTGGGCTATCCAAAAACGCTTGACCGAGAAAAACTCTTCCAAATCAATCCACTCGTTGTCCTCCAGATCCCAGCAGTCAATGACCACGGGTGTCCGGTCTATGGCTGCCAACTGGAGCAGCCGCAGACCACCAAAAACCGGCTGTAGTCCGGTGGTTTCACAGTCGAAGGCAACTGTGGTGGCATTGAACAGCGTGTGCAGGTGTTCGATGCCGTAGAAGTAGTTGGGTGCCATCAGTTGTGCAGCTCCATGTGCTGAGCATGGGCGGCGCTATGCATTTCCTGCATAGTCATCGGCGGTTCACCAAGGATGTCGTCGTCGGACGGCTCCCACTCGATGCAGGTGATAGCTGCCTCCAAGGCAGGCATCAGCTCGTCTTCGAGCACGGCCATCAAGTCGAACGGGATGTGAGCATCCATCAGGTGACGGCTGCCATCGCGCTTAACGATGACCTCCAGTTTTTGCTGGAACTCAGCAACCAGCGTCGAGACTTTCAAAAAATCGCTTGTCATGGTTTGAGCCTGGTCGGGCGTACTTGTGTAGTGTAGCAGGTTAGTCCCCCTAGCAGGGACCCGGAAAGTCGCAATTCTTAACAAAACCGGCACGTTTTAGATGTGTGACCAGCATTTGCGTTTTACGATCTTGTAAACAGTGTCTTTGTGTATGCCAAAGTGTTTAGAAATTTGAGTGTAGGTTTGTTTTTCGGCGGCACGACGCCTAATCTCTAAAACGTTGTCCGCTGTCAGTACAGCCGTACCAACCTGTTCACCTTTAAGGCGACAGTTTTCATGCTGTGGAACCCCTGGTCGTGCGCCACGTTTTGCTAGAGCATACGTCTCAATAGTTTTGTAACGAGCTTCGCAATCAAGGCATTTGCAGTACCGCTTGGTTTCATTGCCGTGGTGTTCGGTAACAACTACACGTGTGTTAAGTGAATTGCAGTATCTACACTTCATCACTCATCCGTTTGTATACATCTAAAACTGTGTTTCGGTGAAACCCACAGGAGTGCAAAAAGTCTGTGAAAGCCTCGATCACATCAGAAGCCACGGTGCCTCTTACTTTGACGTTGTAGGCAGTGGTGATCTGCGCTGAGTCATCCGAGCGAATCATCTCGAACTTGTAATGCTCACCCATTGCGGTACTCCTCAGAATCAAGTTTGTCAATCAGTCTGTTCAGATACCAGCGGGCTTTGCTGGCGTCGATGTGGGGGCTCTCTTTAAGCCACAACCGGCTCATGTACTTAAGAACCTGCCACTGGAGCCCACCCACAACTGCATCTGGAGCTTGCTGTACGCAATCTTCGATGAAGTCAATGACCTCAATTTTTCCAGCCGTGTAATGGCTGGGGTGGTTCACAACATCTTGTTTCATAGTTTGGCGGCGGTAACTTTTTGGTCGAAGTTGTAGTGCCCGACGATGGAGTAGTCCTCGGCGGGAGTCGCAGACATGCGATGGAACACGATCTGCCCAATCCGCATCCCAGGCCACAACGCAACCGGATGCATAGTCCGTGCGTTTTGCAGCTCCAGCGTGAGCTTGGAACCCTGCCAGCCCGGGTCACAGTAACCAGCCATCAAATGCTCGATACCAGAGCGAGCCCTAAAACTTTAAAGCGCAAACTGACCCGCCACAAACGACGGCAGAAAAAACGTCTCGACAGTTTCCGCAAGGATGAACTCATGCGGCTGGAGCAGAAACGGACGCCACTCATCGAACCTTGCAATAGAGCGCGGCTGCATCTGCGTGGTGAATTCCGCCTCGACAAGGATGTTCTCACCGAGTCTCACATCGAGACTGGCCGGATTGACCAGTGTTGGGTCGTAAGGATCCACAAGGCCCTCTTCGCAGAGGGCCCGGATCTCTGTATCACAGAGAATCATGCGTGGACAGTCACAGGCTCAGCTTGCTGAAGGGTGACGTGTTTCCAGGTCTTACCCCACTTGATGCTGTTGATCGTGGTGATGTGGGCCTTGTAGTCCCTGCTAATCGAGGTAGCAGTTTCGCCGTTAGCCAACCGACGCTTGATCTCCAGCACTTGCCTGGTGTTAAGCACCCGGTACTTGCGGCGAGACTTATGAGTCTTAGGTTGAGACTCCGCCTTGGCTGGCGTTTTTACTGCTGGGGCGGTGCCGTCAAAGTTGACGGTCTGGGAGTCAGCCAGCAGTGCCCGGATTGTGGCCAGGTGCTGGTCGATGGTCTCGATACTGTCCGACAGAGTACGGACTTGTGTGTCAGAGAGGATAGTGAGCATTGTGCTAGGTAAAGCGTTGATAGTGTACTACCTAAGGGGTGTTGGCTAGGTACTGCGAGCGGAGTTGTAACAAGGTTTCCTCGGGCAGGTTGAACATCTCGTACATCGCAATCCGGGCCAGCAGTTCGTGGTTGATGCTTTCGCTACTCACGAAGGCGTCCACGAGATGGATAAAGAGCTGGTTGGGCGTGTGGGGCTTGACCCAGCTCGTATCACAAGGAATGGGTTCTGTCCCGTAGGACCAGTCGTCGTAAGACTCTTCGTTACGAAGGGCCTTAGCAGTCGTCTGCCCAATCCGACTGATCCACCACTTCCCAGTTGTCGATTCGTTCGCTGAGCAAGCGTCGGAGTCCGGCATCGGTCGCTGGGATTACGTCGTCTTCACAAAGGTAGAAGGTGCCTCGGCACATAGCAGGTGCCCATTCTTCTGGGTCTTCGTAGGTTTGATCGCGGACCACAACAGCGTCGTCCACAAGAGCCTCCACGTCGCAGCGCCCACTAGGACCAAAAGTAAGATTGTAGATTTCGAGCACATCAGGATTCACGGGAAACCTCCAAGCCACTATGGGCGCAATCGTTTTCAATGCTGTCCATCCAGACGTCCCAGGACATCTTCAGGAATTGTTCCATGTCGTCGAGCTGTGCCAGATGTCGCTCGTCGTAGGCGGTTGATAGGCCGAGGGCCTGTGCGCGTTTGATCTCTTGGATCACGGTTTGTCGGGCCCAGCCGATAGCGAAGTACCAAGGGCTGAGTTTTTCGTTGGGTATGTCGGTGCGGATGGCCATTGCCCTCCAGTAAAAGGAAAAGGTGCGGAAGCTCTCGCCCCCACACCTGTAGTGTTACACAGCCTCGGCGTTTAGACCAGTAGGCCAGTTGTAAAAGTTCACACCTGTTCGACGGCCTGCCACTCAAGCGTCTGGTCAAGGGGCGTGGATAGTAGCCGCCACCGGTCACGCATGACGAGCTGGTTCCCCATGAGGAAGCTACGCATCGTCTGCCTAGGGATGCCATACCGACGCGCCCACTCCCAGCGTTGAGTCAACCCAATGCGTTGCGTTCGATGGGTCACATCGTCCCGCACCACCCAAGCAGGTTCACCCCCTTCCTCGGGCCGGTCATCCCGATGCCTCGCAACCCACCACACCCAGGTGCCACCACCGTTACTGATGCTGGCGCGACGCAGCAGATTCAGGTCCTCCAGCTTCCGCATGGAGCGGTTGAGCGTTGCGCGATCAGTGCAGAGCTGCTCTGCCAAATCACTCAAATCCGACCAGTACCCAGGGAACAGCTGTTCCAGCTGGACCATCACCAGCACAAGTTCAGCGCGGTGTCTACCACGCAACTCAGCCAAAAATTCCGCCTGGATCACGCACCCTCCAGCTCGGCGACCGGCACCGGCTGGATGGCGGGTGTGCCCCAGCGGGCAAGGACGGCGCGGGCGTACTCCAGTGCGGCGGTGTT